CCAAGAGACTTCTTCAGTTGCTTCACCATGGAGTCGGCAAGCTTCTTCATGGCCTTCGTAAGGGCAGATTCCTTCGACTTCAGACCCTTAATGAGGCCGTCGACCGCATGGATTCCGGCCCCGTAGTAGTCGTTAGCTACCTGGGAACCGAGAGCGTTGGACTGTTGCCCGATCTGAGCGTAAGTCGCGTTAATCTGCTGAACCTGAAGGCCGTTAGCGTTCAAGAGGGCTTGCGCCATCTGTCCGCCCTCTTCGGGACCAGCGTTAGCAATCTCGGAGATGATGCCCTTACCGAGGCCACGCTTTGCCAGAAGGGCCAGGTTCTTACGGAAGTCGACGATGTGCTTAAGCTTCGCCTTCAGTCGACCGAGGATCGCCGAAGCCGAGTTGTCCCCGTACTCCGAAGAGTCGTAGACACCCATGATCGAGCCGTAATCCTTCGCCTTAGAGGCGATACCCGAAGCCATGTCGTCACGGGCCTTCTTCAAGCCCGCTAGCTTGTCCTCGGCCTTCTTCAAGGCCGCGGCTACCTTCTCGCGGTCCTTCGCGAGATGCCACAGCTTCACGTCTTCCTTGTGCAGGTATTCGTGAAGACTGTTCGCGTGCTTCCTGCTGATCTTTCCGGCCTTAAAAGCCTTCGTCACCAGTTCGTGAAGCTTCGTCGCGGTCTTCTCGACCCCCTTAGAGCCCTTCATCATGCCGACGACGAGACCCTGAGTAATGAACTTACCGATCTCGGCCATAACTCGCGAAGGCGAGTGAATTCCGAGCATCTTCCGGATAGGGCCAGGAATCTTGTCGACCAGGGACGAGACAACGCCAGTCACCGCACCCCAGGCACCCTTAATGCCTCGGATGAGTCCCTGAATGATGTTCTTGCCGATCTCGACAAGCTTTCCGGGGAGGCTACGGAAGAAGCCCGTGATCTTTCCGGGGAGGCCCTTGACGAAGTCGAGAACCTTACCGCCGTACGTGGTTACAGTGCTTCGAATGCCGGACCACCCGGACGACCAGACACCCCGGACACGGCTAATGCCGCCCGAGATCAGTCGACCGATACCGCCAACCCAGCCTGTAACTCCGCCCTTAATGAAGTTCACGACAGTCGTGAACACGGAGCGGATTCCGGCCCATCCGGCTCGCCAGAATCCGGCGACTCTCGCGATTCCACCGCGGACAACGCTCACGATCGAGCCGTAAATGTAAATCTTGATGGCGCCGACGAGGAATTGCCAGATGCCTACGAAGATTTGCTTTACGCCGGTCCACACCTTCGACCAGTTGCCGGTGAAGATGCCGATGAAGATATTTACGACACCCTGAATCATGTTCAGGGCACCATTTATCACGCCGAGGATGCCGGACCAGAGGCCCTGAAGGGTCGAGATCACAATGGGGCCGAGGTACTTCCAAAGGAAGGCCAGGACCGGAGCCAAGACCTTTACGGCAACACCGATTCCCTGAAAGACCGTCGACAGTACGGCGCCGAACTTCTGGATCACAGGTTGAGCCTGTTTAAACATGCCGGCCAGGACAGGCACGATTTGCGTTCGAAGGAAGTTCACGAATTGCTGGAAGTACGGCATGACCGTAGCGACGAGATTCCGCAGCGCGGGCAGTACCGTGCCCGTAACCACGCTCGCTATCGTCCGCCAAACCGGCATTGCTGCCGAGAGCAAAGACCGGAAGAGCGGGATGATCGAGCCGCGTACGACGTTCGCGATCATCATGAAGATAGGGATTGCGTTACTGGCAATGCTCTTGAAGGTCGGAATGATGAAGGTCTGAATGAACGTGCCGACCTGGCGAAGCACCGGCATTACCTTGGACTGAAAGCCCGCACGGAGCTGGTTCACCACGGGGCCCACCGCGGCCCCTATTCGAGCGAAGGCAGGAACCGCGGCCTTCGCGAAAGCCTGGGCACCGGACGTGATTTTCGGAAGAACACCCTTGATCAGCGGGAAAAACGCCTTCATCATGTCGCCGAGGGCAAGCTGTGTAGTGTCCTTCAGCGTCGACCACATACCCGCAACCGTGGTCGACTGGTTTTTCATCATGCCGCCAAACCGCTTATCCATGCCGGACATGAGGCCAGCAATAGCGGTATCGGCAGAGATAGCGCCCTTCTCGCCCATCTTCATGACCTCGGGAACGGTCTTGTGAAGATGATCGGCAATCATCTGCCAACCGGAGATGCCATTCTCCGTGAGCTGAAGCATTTCACCGGCCATAAGCTTGCCCTTGGCCTTGATCTGGCCAATGGCGAGAAGGACACGCTGAAGCTTCTCGGGGCTACCACCGAGACCGGCGACAGCGTCACCGGTATGGGTCAGGATCGGAATAACTTCCTTCGCCTTGAAACCCATGGCCATAAGAGTTTGCGAGTACTTAATGACGTCTTCGGTTTGGAACGGCGTCTTAATCGCAAAGTTCTTCAACTGAGCCAGGAAGTCAGTCGCCTTCTTCGCCGATCCGAGCATGGTCGTAAAGGCAATCTGAGCCTGTTCCATGTTCGAGGCGGTCTTAACGCCCCACACAGCAGCCGCACCCGCGGCCACACCGAGGCCGCTAGCGGCCATGGCGCCAAAGGACGCAAGACGACTACCGAGGCCGCCAAAGGCGCCCCCCAGGCCGCCCGTACGGCGGCCCAGGGAGTCAGCATCTCGGCCGAGGTCACGAAGGGCACGCTGAGCCTGGGAGGCGTTACCAACAATGACAACGCGAAGCGTTCTCTGATCGCCTGCCATTATTACGACTCCCGGTTAGCGTTGAATTCGTTCATGTAGTCGCAGAAAGCCCGATACTCGGAAGCCGTAAGCTTCCGGACCTCGAAAGGACTCATGCGGTAGAAGTGGCAGAAGGCCGCCCGCTCTTTCAGGCGGTCGGCTCTTCGTCGTTTCCCGGGCCGTCCACGCCGACCAGTTCAAGGGCGGAAACGCGAACCTTGCGCGCGTCCTCAAGGGAGAACTCGGGGTTGTCGATTCGCTGAGAAATCCAGATGAGAGCCTTCAGGGCCTTACTGGAAATCTTCGTCTCAAGCTCGGGTCGGCCGTTCTCGTCGAGAACCTTCTTCCCGTCCGGGCCGATAACCGGCTTCGGCTGAAGAGCCTCATAAAGAGGGGCGCCGACAACGTCCTCGAAGTCTTCGAGGTCGCCAATCGTCAGAGAATCGGGGTCGATACGAAGGGCAACAGAGTTAGGGGTGGTGCTCATTGTGGAAATGCCTCCGACATGATGCGGTCAATGTGAGTCATGTAGTCGTTAATCAGCTCAGGACCCTTCTCCCGAATCGTCGGGTGAAGGAAGTAACCGGGGCCACCGCCCCAACCGCTGAACTGATTACCTCGCCAGGGGCGGAAACCGCGGGCAATCTTGCCCTTACGGGTCCGCTTAATGGCGCCAAACTCGGCGCCGAGGGCATAAGGAACACGTGCAGAACCGAGGCGAACCGCCGCGTAGTTCTGTGTCCTGGTCGCCCTCAAAGAAAGGGCCGCCGCCCTTTGCTGCCGATTCAGCCCAACGGCCTTCTCTTTTGCAGCCTCGGCGAGTTTGTCGGCAACGTCGTAGTTCGCTGCCTTCACCTCGTCGCGCAAACCGTCAGCCCCGATTTGCGCTAGAGCGCGGGAGAATTGGGCTAGCCCTTCAACATTGGCTCCATAGCCATGAACGGGCATAGCCCAACCCCCCTCGATTCAATGCTAGTTACAGGGCTTACGAAATCGCCTTGTAAGTGATCGTGACCGGCGAAACCGTGCCGTCCGTCAGGGCCATACCGGAAAGGTCCTGGCCGACAACCTCGAAGCCACCAGCCGTGACAGGCCCCTGGTCGAACCGAGCGAACGGCATATCGACCTTGAACTGAGAGTTGTCCGGCCCATCCCAAAGAACCGTGATCTGAGCGACTGCACCACTCGCGATGGCCGCGGCGACACGGTTGATGTGAGTCGTTCCGGCGAATTCGCCCTTCAGGCTCCACTCGTACTTGCGCAGATCGGACTCAAGAGGCTCGCTCTTCTTACCGGTGTTCCGGATGAAGTAGCGGTCATCCTTCAGACCCGAAGTAGCCTTCAGGGAGAAGTCCGAGATATCGAAGCTCGAACCGCCGACAGTGACCGTGCCACTGTTGAAGCTAAAGAGCCTCGTGTTAGCGACGTAGGTAGGCGTAGAGGCCGCATAAGCCCCAGTGCCGGCCCCGATAGTCTCCTTAGCGAAGTCCATCGTGAGAGAGAGCTTCAGAAGCTCGTCAACCTGATTGGAAAGCTCCCACTCCTTGACCTTTCCACCTTCATAGGTGAACGGGGTCAGGGTGCCCGTGTTGTCGACACGACCGACCTGAGCCGTAAAGCTCTTGCCGTTCAGGTCGCCCAGGGTTGCGGTATACGTAGTGAATCCACCGGCCGGAGTACCGACCTGAAGGCCACCGAGCATGTGCTTAAGCCAGAAGTCGTAACCACCCGACTTCACTTCAAGCTTCAGATCACCCTCGGCACCCTTCGGATTCACCGCGAAACGGTCCGACCGAAGAACACGGGTACCGGCGCGAATCGACCCAGAGTCAATCCGCTCATACTTGCCTTCGATGCCCTCGGACTCAAACTCGAAGAACTTCGAGGCCGCTACAGCGGTCCCGTAAGTAACCTCATCCGAAGCACCCACATACTGATCAAAGATCGTGGCCATTACTTAGCCGTCTCCTTCTTCGCCTTAACTTCCTGCCACCCCTGGCGAAGAAGTGCCGCCGCTATCAGCGGGTCGGCAACCTCGACAGGCTCACCCTTAAGGGCAGTAATGCCGAGGGCCGGAATGTCCATAGCGGACCCCGGCCCTTCATACACAACGGTCTTCAATTCAAAGTCTCGCCTTCACGCGAACGACACTGTCTAGCTGCCCTTCATAGACCTGATCGGAAGGGAAGCTAGACACCTTCTTAGGGATGAAATCCGAAGTCACAACCGACTGAACCCCTAGCGACGGATTCGACTTCATGCCGTCCTCGATACCCGCGGCCATGTTCTGAAGCTCGGTCTCGACCTCTTCGGCCGTAGCCCCGGAAATCTGCGCGTTCACAACAACGCTGATCTCAAAGACCTCTTCACGGGCACGATTGGTCACCCATTGCGAGTCAGGCCAGGAGACTTCGCCGACGAACACCCAACGACGTTCGGGGTTCCTGGTCGGATAGCCCCAGGTCACTTGATAACCGGCCAAAGCCGGAAGGGCCTTGATCATGTCCCGAAGGGCCGCCTTAACGGCAAACGCATTCGTACTCATCTGGACACCCCGAGAGCATCCAAGAACACACCGAAGCGATACCGCTTCAGAGTTGCGTCGACCTCGGGGATACCCGTCTCATAGCCCGCACGGCCAGGGGTGGCCAACGTGAAGTTGCCCCCCTCGTGCGCGACGAAGGCCGTAGCCCGGTCCGGGATACCGCTTCTCTCGGCAGTCAGCAGAGAGCGAAGCCGAAGAAGCCCGACCCGCTTCACGTCCTCGGGGACCTGGGGGAAGCCGTACGTGAACGTGATCGTGTACCGGTCGCCCTCCACGGGCGTATCAGGGGACCAAACGAAGCCCGTACGGTCGACGTGCCACCCGGTGAGGTCAACGGGCCCTGAAGGGCCGCTGATCGCGTTCAAGGCCGTCACATCGAAGTACCCCAGGAAGAAGCTCGACGTGCCATCCGCGGTCACCTCGACCGAGGTCACTCGGGGCACGAACGAGCGGCCCGTGATCGCTTCAAACTCCGCCTCGACTACCTCGCGGTAGTGGCGTACGTCCGAGGCAGGGAAGCGGGCCGTGTCCCCTAGGTCAAAGTCAGACGACCGAGCCTCGGGCACGGTGAACAGGAAGCCCCCGACAACCTCGAAGCTGGTCGTATCCGTGACCGTTGTGCCGGCCACCCAAGAGGCCGTGTAAACACCCTGAGACAAGCCAGGAACAGACACAGACCACTCGGTTCCCGAGCTGGTCGCGTCGCCCGTGTAAACGGTCTGGCTCGACGAATCCCGTACGGTCACCGACACGGCAGGGACGACCATCGGCGACTCGTCGTCATCGTCTAGGAAGGTGTGCCGCAGCATGGCGGCCCTACCGCTCAGAAACCGCACGATGCCCCCTAGGAAGCCTTCCGCGGCCTACCAGGGGCGCGCTTCTCAGGGGCCGCCAACTCGCGCGTCTCACGCGTCTCTGCGGCCTTCTCGGCCACCAGCTCGGCCCGCTGGTCGTTCAGGAGGGACACGGCCAGGCCCTCGGGCACGTCGACCACGGCACCCGGTGCCGGGTACGGCTCGTTATCGAGAAGCCCCTGATTCGGGGCAAGAATGCGAACCTTCATAACCACTCACTTCCGTTGGAATGACCAAGGGGCCGCCCCGAAGGGCGGCCCCACGCGTTCAATGCTAGTTACGCGGTAACGGTCAGAGCCTTCACGGAAGCCGTGTCGAACAGGTCGCCGGAACCGCGCCACGTGACCTTGAAGGCCACAACGTCACGGTCAAAGCCGTACTCATCCGAACGCACAACCCGCAGGTTCTTAACCTGGCGAATCAGGTACTTCGAAGGGTCACCGAAGAGAACAGTCTTCGCGCCCGCACCCGAGGTAGGCATGTTCGGGTCAGTGAGAACCGGGATGCCCTGGAAGGTGTCCGGGGCGCCCGCCTGAACGGACGGCTCCCACAGGTAACGGCCCTGGCCGTCCTTCAGCTTCCGCAGGTTCTGAACCGCGGTGTCCGAAGTCATGAAGACCGAACCCTTGCGGTAAGGCTGAAGAAGGGAGTGCTGAAGGTCGATCATGTTGTCAGCAGTGATACCGGCAAGGTTCGCCGCGTTAACGGCACCCGTGGAACGGGTCACCCAGCCCCAAGGCTGGGAAGTACCGGTACCGAGCAGAAGATCAGCCATCACCTTATCGGCGACAGCAACACCCGCGTCCTCGGCCAGAATCGACAGAATGTCAAGGGCCGAGTCGTCAACGATCTCGTTCGTGGCCTCGACAATCACGCCGTACTTATAGGCGCCGATGTTGGTCTTCGACCAGCTCTCATCCGACTTGCCGTAAGCCACATTCTCAGCGACCATCGCGGCCGTGGGCCGAGTGTTCTTCACCGGGTACTCAAGAGTCTCGCCACCAGAAGTGGTGAGAGTCCGAGCGAGGGAGAAGAACTGAGAGCGCCAACGCATGGCCTCAATGACCTGAGCGACGAACGTAGTCGGCTTCGTGTTGCCCGCGTTCGAAGCCGTGCCCGTGGTCGCGGTACGAAGGTCAAAATCGACGTGCTTCACCTCGCCGCGGGCAACCGCGCGAAGCTCGTCCGCCTCGTCAACGCCACCGTTCCGGACCTCGGGGAGATTCGGCAGGACCAGGCTTCCCGCACGGTCGGCAAGGCGCCGAACCTCGGCCTCACGCTCGCCACGCTCAACAGCGTCACGGGCCTCGGCCTCAAGACGAGTCACGTCCTTGTCGATCTTCTCGACACGCTCGCGCTTCTCGCCCTCGGAAAGAACCTTGTCCGACTCGATAGAGCGAAGCTCGTTAACAAGCTTCGCGCGCTCTTCAAGAGCGGCATTCGCCACTGCGGCGAAGTCCATTGCTACTCCAATGCTAGTTTCAGCGGTTAAAAACGACCGGAAAGGGCCGCGAAAGCTGCCACCGGATCGGTAGGAAGCTCGTAACGGGGAAAGATGGCTCGCGCTTCGCTTAGCGCCGAGTCCTCGACCTCACCCCGAATAGCGGCCCGGATCGCATCCGGCGAATCCAGCCGCCCAACGGGAATGCCGCGCATTTCAGCCAAAGACTGAAGAGCGCGAGACCCGACACCTGAAGTCGAGTCTGTATAAGCCGGGTAGGTAACCGGCGAAACGTCGAACAGCGCAATACTGTTCAGCGTGCGAAGCGGGAAACCGTCGCCGTCCTCGGCCCAAGAATCGCCACCAGGGGCGGTCTTAAAGCCGAAGGACGACTGAGAAACGTCGCCCCGCTCCATAGCGGTAGCCAGGTCACGCGCATACGTGGTATCCGGCATATCCACTTCGTAGTGAAGCCCGGTGCTGTCCTCGGACAGGCGAAGCGTGCCGCTTCGGTTCCGGCCGAGAATCAGATTCGGGTCATGGTTGAACAGCGCGCGAATGTCATCGCCCTGAATGCTGTCTGAAGTCGCACCCTGTGCGACTAGTTCACGGAATCCGCCGAGGTTCTGAGACCGTGCGCCCCACTTAAGGGCGTAGCCGTAAAAGGCGAAGGTCGAGCCTTCGCTTCGAACCTCAAACTCTGTAGGGACCGCCCTACGCTCCAGTTCCATTCGTGCTCGCTCCCTGATCTGCATTCGATGCCGGCCCCGCATTCGGGTCCGCGTTAGGGTCGGGAACCGGGGCAGGATCGTCCGCCAAAGGAACGGCAGGTTCGAGAGCTTCCGCTTCCTGCTCTTCCTCTTCGGTATCGGCGATATCCGCAACGTTGACAGGCATGTAAAACGCCTGGCCCAAACCATCGGGAAGCGGTTCCATATCTTCAAGCGCGCGGATCTCATCCGCGTTCATGAAGCCGTTAAGGATGGCTTCCTTGTAGGCCGCGTAACGGTCCTTCGTCTTCGCTCGAAGCCGTGCATCTAGGTTGAACTTGATAAATTGCGTACCGGGCAAGAGGAACGTTGAAACGGCCTGTTCGATACGCACAATCCACGGCATTAGCGTGTTGTCTACGAAGAACTTGTTCTGTTCTTCGATGCCGCTTCCCCAGGTCGAAGTCACCTGGGAATCGACCAGATACGCGGGCACTCGGTACAGAAGCGCAATCTCTGTCTTCTGGAATCGTCGCGTTTCGAGGAACTGAGCCTGTTCCGGGCTAAGCGTGATCGGTTTAAACGATGCGCCACCCGTAAGGACACCGACACTGTGACTGTTCTTCGTCCCGGCATGCGTCTTCTTGAACATGTCCCGGAGAAGTCGAGCTTCGTCCGGCCGCGGGGTTCCCGGATGCTCAATAACACCTGACATGGTGGTGCCCTGAGCGAAGAACCTTGCTCCGTACTCTTCGGCCGTCAAGCCGAGGCCGATAGCCTCCCGAGCCATGTCGAGCGGGGAAAGGCCGCGGGAACGGCCAGGAACCGTGAAGGCTGGGATATGGAGAATCTGAGTCCGGTCAAGCTGATTGGCAACGCCGTTCACCTCGTACCGGTCGTCACCCATCGGGCCTTCCTGAATCCACACCGCTTGGGGGTGAATGCAGTACAGGGCGATGATGTCGCCGCGGTCGTTTCGCTGCGTATAGATGAACGCGTTACCGTCGCTCAGAAGCGACACAACCACTCGATGCCAGAACGAATAAGAAGTCTGATACGGGTTCGGTTGAGTGATCCAACGCGGAGTCTTAGCAGGGTCGACGAGGGACTTTTGCCCGCCGATCTTGTTGAAGTGATCCACGGGGAGCATGCCTATCGAGTCAGCAATAAGCGACTGACAGGCATACACAGAAATCATGTGCATTGCCGATTCTCGGCTGACCTTCCGTCCAGAGAAGGTCTGCTTAGCGATACCCGTAAACTCGTCATCCCAGGACGTTGCCGGGTAGCTCAGAAAGACGAAACCGCGCTTCTCGGCGCGAGAGAACAAGCTCACTTCTTCTCGCCCCCGTCAAGCACATAGCCGACGAAGCCGAGGAGTAGGCCCGAGACAAGATGGCCGAGGGGCGTAGCAACCGAGTAGGCCGCAACGTCGACCATGACCAGGCTCCCCACCTGAAACACATTCGGAATGGCCGCAACAGAGTGGGAGCGCGTTCGCGCCAAAACATCAGTGAGCCGCTTCATGCGCCCCCCTTTCTAGTCGTCGTCATCAGGGAAGAAGAAAGCTTCCCGGTCGTCTTTTCGAGACGCGGGAGTCAAAAGAGCCTCTAGCTCAGAGTCGGAATACTCTTCGTTGAAGTTCACGAAGGTCACGTGAGTCTCTTCGTCTGCCGGAATGGCAGTAAGGAAGAAGGCGTTAGCGAGAGCGGCAATGCCGTCGATCTTCTCGCCAGACTTCGCCTTAGACGGCTTCACAAGGCCGTCCCCGGTCACGTCAAGCTCGACGTTATCCGCCATCCATCGAAGGACCGGATGACCACCGTGATAAAGGTCCCGGGCCGCTAGATGGGTCTCTATGGCCTTACAGGGATCGTTCAGCCTGGCCGAACTCTGCGGCACCTTCACGGCCGTGAGGCCCTGTTCTTCAAGCTCGTTCACAAGCTGTGTCGCGTTCCACGGGTCATAGCCGAAGAAGCGGATACGGAAGTCTTCAGCGTCCTTCGCGATGTGCCGGAAGATGGCCTTGAAGTCGGTCGTAGGGCCCTCGGTAACGGTCAGAAGACCTTCCCGTTCCCACACCTCGAAAGAGGTCTTCATGGGGGCACGCTTCTCGATTGCCGGCCGCGGTACCCAGAAATGGGGAAGGACCGTGAAGCCCTCGGCTTCCGGATCAGTAGGGCTACCAGGGAACAGCAGGAGCCACGCGTTAAAGTCGCCCGTAGCGGCCAGGTCGATACCGCCCAGACAGGGGCGGCCCTTCAGACGATCGCGGTCGACCTTCGCCGTACCGTTCTCGTCCCAAAGGTGCATGTCGAGCCAACGGTTCGCCTGAGACACCCACTGGTTTAGGCGGAACACTCGGAAAGAGTTTTGAGCCGTAGGCTTCTCGGCCGCTTCCATGGCCTCGGCCCGAAGATTGTTGATGTTCAGGAAGGAACCGAGAGCGGGGTTAGCGAGATACCAACCCGTTCCCTTCGGATTCTCCGCCGAGGGCGGTTGACCTTCGTCCTTCCAATCCCATTCGTCGGGAACGTTACGCGCGAAAACGAATCGCGCGGGGTCCATGTTCTGATCCTCGCGAACCCTTAGAGAATGTTCGTGCTCTTCGAGGGCGAAGGCCGCGGTTCGATATGCGGCCGTCGTGGCAGCAATCATGATCGGCTGTCGACGGGTACCGAAGCCCTGTCGCATGGCATCCCAGAGATGCCGGTCTTTCTGCGTAAGGACCTCATCGAAGAGAACCATTGAAGGGTTCGTTCCGAGGGCGCCCGCAGCGTCACCGGGCAAGACCTGATAGAAGCTATTCGTCTTCCGGTCGATGATCCGCTTACGGCTGTCGATGATTTCGAGCCGCTTCGAAAGAATCGGATTCAGCTCGACCATGCGCTTAGCGGTGCTGTAGACCAAACCGGCCTGATCGCGGTCAGCCGCGACGGAATAGACTTCGGCAGACTCTTCGCCGTCGCCCACCAGGCCGAGAAGGGCGAAGGCCGAGAGAAGTTCACTCTTGCCGTTCTTGCGTGCCATCTCTAGCCAGGCCACACGGTATTGCCTGACGTATTCGTTGTACTGATCGTCAAGCATCATCGTGCCGAAGAGCGGCCGAACGATCTCGTCTTTCTGCCACTCGTCGAGAATGAACGGGGCGCCCGCATGGCGCCCCTTCGTGTGGACTATCAGACGTTCGATGAACTGTACGGCCCGATCAGCCTTCGCTTCGTCGTAGAAGAAGAAGCCTTCACGCGGTTCGGTAGGCCCGAAGGGCGAACGGATAATGTCGCTCACGTTCGCCCCTTTCGTTTCCGGTCTTCGCTCCCCCTAAAGACCGGTTACAGGGCGCAATCACTCACACTCGATTGCCCTTCGAGGCGTTACAGCCGAAGTG